AGGAAGATGACTTCCGTAGTAATGGTGGTGTAATGAACCATGAAACTGGAGAGACGATTTCTAAGCGTCGTAAACCATTCACTGTTGATTACACTGGATTTGGTTGGTTGTTGATTAAGCATGGTGTTTTTGAACACGAAGGTATGCCATATCCTTGGTTTGCACCAAAGATGCAAGTTTTTGAATCTGGTGAAGTACAAGATATGTGTGGAGAGGATGTATCATTCTGTCTCGATGCAAAAGAAGCAGGATTTGAGATTTGGTGTGATCCTCGCGTTCGCGTTGGACACGAAAAGTCTCGCGTGATCTGATATTATGGAGGAGAAGTATACAATTCTCCATAAGGGGAAAGTACTTTATAAAGGCTTGACCAAAGATGAGTACTTTGATATTATGGAGGACCTTTCGATCGAGTTCTATCAGAAAGGTTCTCCACGTCCTCAAGACCTTGAGACAAAAATTATTAAGTTCTAGGAGTTATTATTATGGCAATGCGTTCAAAGATTGGTGCTCTCGGTAAAGACGGGTTTATGCCCGGAAAACCAAAGAAGACTCGTCAAGGATCCGGAAAAAACACGAAATATGCCGCTTCTTCTCGCAATAATGCTAAGAAGGTATATCGTGGACAAGGGCGGTGATTAAATAAGACTAGTTACACAGTAAATAGCGTTTGGGTATTAGTCAAATCTATACCTAAACGCTTTTTTAATTGAAGAAAACCTATAGGAGACTAAAAATGGAACCAAATAGTGACTTTTTGGACAATTTAGCAGCAAAACAACACGAAAAACTGATTCGTGAGGTCGTTGGTGACAATAAAAAGACCGATAAAGACGATGAACCTCAAAATTTGACTGAAGAGGCGTAAAATAAATACCAATAGGGATAGCAACCCCTCAAAAAGTTCTGTTTTTTACAAAACAGGAGCAAAATGGCAAAGTATCACGTCGATAGAGATACTGAGTACATGCATAAAATGTGGGGAACCACTAGATTGATAACAGATTATTGGTGTAAACCACATAAAACTAATGATGATCCTGAAGAATTAACTGAAGAGGAAAGAAAACAATAATTTTCTAGTATAAGGTATAAATAAATCTATAGAAAATATCGTTCAATGCCTACTAAGAGGGTTTCTCGCGCTTTTAAGGATATTAGTTTCTCATTTGATCCACATCCAGTGACGAAGGACCTTCCTGTATTGATCAATGAGCGTTCTATTATCAGATCTATTCGTAATTTAGTTGAAACTATTCCAACTGAAAGGTTTTTCAACTCTAAATTAGGTTCCGATGTAAGAAAAAGTCTCTTTTTCTTTGTTGACGTTGCTACTGCAAGTGTAATTCGCACTCAAATCATAAACACAATTAGTTTTTATGATCAAAGAGTTGAGAATCTGCGTGTTGAAGTAGATCCAAGACCTGATGATAATAGTTTTGATGTCATAGTTTTCTTTGACATTGTGGGACAAGACCTCCCAACACAACAGTTTTCATTCATATTAGAATCGACAAGGTAAAATATGCCTTTTACACAGTTTACCAATCTAGATTTCGATCAAATTAAGACTCAAATCAAAGATTATCTTCGTGCAAATTCAAATTTCACGGATTTTGACTTTGAAGGGTCTAATTTTTCTGTTTTGATTGATACTTTAGCATATAATACATATATTAATGCGTTTAATGCTAATCTTGTCGTAAATGAATCTTTTTTAGATTCAGCAACAGTGCGTGAAAACGTTGTTTCTCTTGCTAGGAGTATTGGTTATACACCACGTTCTAGAACCGCTGCTACAGCGAATATAACATTTTCTGTCCCTACCACTACTAATAGTAGTTTCATCACCCTCAAAGCGGGTCTGGTGTGTGTTGGAGCGTTTGATAATACATCTTATCGTTTTTCAATACCAGAAGATGTAACTGCTCAAGTTGTTAATGGTCAAGCGCAGTTTGGTACTGATGATGAACCACTTAAAATTTATCAAGGAACATCACTTTCAAAGCAATTTTTAGTTAATACATCAGTTGATCAAAGATTTATTATTGATAATCCTGGTGTTGATACTGCAACGATTAGAGTATATGTAAAAGGTATTAATGATAGTGGACTCGGAAGAGAATATAGGAGATCGGATAATATATTAGAAGTAGATGAAAATTCTGAAGTTTATCTTATTCAGGAGATTCAGGATGAAAGATATGAACTTTTATTTGGTGATGGTTTCTTTGGAAGAGCATTAGAGAATAATACTATCCTTACCGTAAGATATATTATAACTGAAGGTAAAGCAGGTAATGGTCCATCAGAATTTGCTTTTCAAGGTAACTTCGTAAATGAATCGGATGTAAGAGTAATTCCCTCTGATATAGTTAACGTAACCACCATTCAGCAGGCGATAAACGGTGGTGATATTGAGAATATAGCATCTATCAAGTATTATGCACCTAAACTGTATTCAGCGCAATCTAGAGCGGTTACAGCAAGGGATTATGAAGCAATCATACAATCAATTTATCCAAATGCTGAATCTGTATCAGTTGTTGGTGGGGAAGAATTATCACCTCCACAATTCGGAACTGTTCAGATAAGTATTAAACCAAAGAATGGAACATATGTTTCTGATTTTGATAAGCAGAATATTTTAAATGAATTAAAGCAATATTCTATTGCAGGTATTAATCAGAAAATAGTTGATCTTAAAGTTCTTTATGTTGAAATTGATTCTTCAATTTACTATAACAGCAATCAAGTTTCCAATGTTGATGATTTGAAAACTAGTGTTATAGATGCATTATCAATTTACTCACAAGATGTTGACATTAATAAGTTTGGTGGAAGATTTAAGTATAGTAAGATGCTTCAACTCATCGATAGAGTTGATTCTGCAATCACTTCCAATATAACAAAGGTAACAATTAGAAGAAACTTACAAGCACTTGTTAATCAATTTGCACAATATGAACTTTGCTTTGGTAATAAGTTTAATGTGAAACCAACAGGTTTAAACATTAAGAGTACCGGATTTAAAATTGCAGGAGATCCCTCAACAGTATTCCTTACTGATACTCCAAATATTCAACTTGGAGGACTTGATGTAACAAATCAAACTTCTGCAGAAAATGTTTTCATTAATAGACCAACAGGAGATCTTGGTGCAAAAACTGGTGTTCTTTCTATTGTAAAACAAGCACCTGGTGGACTGAGAGTAGTTGTTAGTAAAGATGCTGGAATTGTTGATTATGAAAAGGGAGAAATTATTCTAAACACAGTAAATATTGTAGAAACTTCTCTCCCAAATAATATTATTGAGATTCAGGCATTCCCAGAATCAAATGATGTTGTTGGATTGAAAGATCTTTATCTTAGTTTTGATGTTTCTAATAGTAGAATAAATATGATTAAAGATGTAATTGCATCTGGTGAAGATATTTCTGGCGTTTCTTTCACAAGAGATTACTATACTTCAAGTTACTCAAACGGAGCATTAGAAAGGAGATAAAATATGTCGCATTTTGAAAAAAAGTTGCAAATCAATAAAATTATTGAGAGTCAACTTCCAGAATTTTTAGTTGCCGAATTTCCAAAAGCAGTAGAATTTTTTAAACAGTACTATATTTCACAAGAAAGTCAAGGTGCACCTGATGATTTAATTACTAATCTTGACAGATATTTAAGATTAGATAATTTAATTCCAGAAGTTGTCATTGGGACGACTACTCTTACTAGTGATGTAAGTGCTTCAGACACTACAATTCCTGTATCTTCAACAAAAGGATATCCGGATGAGTATGGTCTTTTAAAGATTAACAATGAAATTATTACATATACTTCAAAAACTGATACTGAGTTTTTAGGAGCTATTAGAGGGTTTTCAGGTATTGATGGATATAGTGATAATATTGAGAAAGACTTTTCTAATGTAAATAGACAAACAGTAAATTTTTCTGATACTGAAGCAGAATCTCATAGCCAAGGGGATACTGTAACCAATTTAAGTTCATTATTTTTACAAGAGTTTTATAAAAAACTCAAATATCTATTTGCTCCAGGATTTGAAGATCAAAACTTTGTTTCCGATTTAGATGTATCGAACTTTATCAAGCAAATTAGAGATTTTTATCAAGGTAAAGGTATTGCAGAATCTGTAAGAGCTCTCTTTAGAGCCCTTTATGGTGTTGAAGCAGATGTTTTGGATTTAGAAACCAGATTAATCAAGGCATCTGGTGCAGAATATATTAGAAGAGAAGTAGTTGTTGCTGAAATTATTTCGGGTGATCCTTTTGAACTAGAAGGACAAGGAATTTATAGATCATCCGATGACTATACAACTACTATTGCTACAGCATCTGTATCTAATGTAGAAGTTTTTACTAGAGATGAGAAAACATATTATAAACTTGAACTTTTTGTAGGATTTGATAATAACTCAAGTTTTGATAATGCCTTTATCATACCTGGATTTACCAAAGCAATAGAATCTACCGCAGTAGGTGAAGATGTACTTACTGTAGATTCTACAATTGGTTTTGATAATTCTGGAACAATTATTTCTGGAAATAATACGATTAATTATACATCAAAAAGTGTAAATCAATTTTTTGGATGCACTGGTATTAATGAGATAATTAATCCAACTGATGATGTCAGATCTGAAGTATTTGTTTATGGATTTGGTAATGGAGATATTGAAAGGAGAGTAACTATTCGTCTAACTGGAGTTTTAAATGATTTTGTAGAGATTGATAATGTTTCTCTTTTAGAAGAAGGGGAAGAAATTAGAGTATTATCTGCTGGTGAAAAGATTAAAAATCCAGATAGTAATCCTTCTTACAAAGAAATTTTTGCCAATTCTTGGATTTACAATACCAGTTCAAGATATAATGTTGAGTCTATCAACGGTTCAACATTCACATTATCTTCCAAGATTGATAAATCAAGTCTAAAAGTTGGAGATACTGTTGATGTAATGGTTGGTACTACTGTATCTGCCCCCAACGCTACAATTACATCAATTAACAACACACTTAATCAAGTTATCATCAGTAACTTGGGTTCATTCGCTCCAAATCCTTTTCTTGATTATAGTATCAGAAGAAAAATTGAAAAAGTTACAAGTTCCAATGTTGATTTACTTTTAGGAAATAATAAGTATTTTGCAAATGTTCAAAACTTATATTGTGATGATAATTCAACTTTTGGATATGTAACATCACTTTCTCTACCCGAATATGATATTGAAGATTCTTTAATTGAAGCACAACTTCCAGATGGTACTGAAACAAATTTTGATGGATATAATAGTGACAATGGAACATATTCAATATTAAAATTCCCATCTACAATAAAATTCATTGATGGTGATAGAGTCAGATATATTTCAGATAAACCTCTTGATGGTCTTGAGTCTGGAGAATCTTATATTGTTGATGTAATATCTCCAAATAAAATTAGACTTTATCTGTCCAGTTCTTTATTATTGACTGGGATTGATTATGTCGAATTTAATGCAAATTTAGATACTTCTGCAACACATACATTTACATTATTAACTCAAAAATCCAGAGTGATTGGACCATCACCAATATTGAGAAAATATCCTCTTAACAGAGCAATTACAAACTCAAATAATTCTGATAGAGGAACTTCATATATTGGACAACTAATAGATGGTGTTCAGATTTTAAGTCCTAAGTCTGATGATAAAATTTATTATGGTCCAATAGCAAGTTTTGAAGTATTTAATGGTGGTAAGGATTATGATGTAGTTAATCCTCCACAATTAGACATTACCGCTGGTGCTGGTTCTTCTGCTCTTGTGGAACCAGTTATTTCTGGTTCTGTTTCGGAAGTCTTAGTTGATCCACAAGAATTTGATATTAGTAAGATTTCATCAATAACTTTAGAAGGTGGTAATGGTAGTGGATGTATTTTAGAACCTGTTCTTGGAGATAGATTTAGAATATTAGAATTTGATAGTAGAGCACTTCCATTAGGTGGTGGTATCGATAGTAATGATGAAACAATAACTTTTTTAAATCCACACAACTTAGCACAATTCCAAAGGGTAATTTATAATGCAAATGGAAACACTGAAATTGGTATCGGAAGCTTCCAAGATCCTTCAAATAGTACTGATAACAGACTAGTATCTGGAGATGAGTACTTTGTTAGAATAGTAAACACATCATCTATTAAACTTTTTAACAATTTTGTAGATGCTTCTACTGGAATCAATACGATTGGATTTAGTACAGCAACTACAGAAAATGGTATACATCAATTTAGAACTATTTCAACAAAATCTCTAAAAAAAGTAAAGGTTTTAGAACCAGGATCTGGTTATCAAAATAGAAAATTACGAATAAAATCTTCAGGAATATCTACTCAAAATAATACATTAACTTTCAAAAATCATGGATTTAATAGTGGTGATGTTGTTCAATATTCTACAGAGGAAACAATTGAAGGTAATCAATTAATTGCTGGTCTTTCAACGAGTGTTCAATATTCTATTCAAAAACTTGATAATGATAATTTTAGATTAGTTAATGTTGGCGTTGGTGCAACATTAACTAATGATTTGATAAGATCTAAGTATGTAGAAATTTCTGGTATTGGTTCGGGATATCATGTTTTCCAATATCCACCAATTACAGTATCTGCAACCGTCTCTTTTGCTTCAACATCAACTGGCACTCTTAATTTTACACCAATTGTTACAGGACCAATTGTAGATGCTTATCTTTATGAATCTGGTGCTGGATATGGTTCAACTGTATTGAATTTGCAGAACCAACCAATTACTAGTGTAAAAAATGGAAAATTTGCACAATTAAGGCCAATTATATCAAATGGTAGAATAATTGAAGTTCAAGTGCTTAATCCAGGAGTAGAATACTTCTCTACTCCTGAATTGATTGTTGAGGATGAAAATAATGTTGGTTCTGGTGCAATATTAAGACCAGTAATTATTGATGGAAAAATTGATAATGTAATTGTTATTAATCAGGGTATTGGGTATGATTCAAATACTGCACTTATTAGAGTAAAACCAAGAGGTTCTGGTGCAATCTTTAATAGTAATATTAGAAGTCTTTCTGTAAATGATGCTGAAAGATATGCTGAGAATTCTATTCTTAAAAATCAAAAAATATTTGGAAGATTGAAAGAAAATGATGCAAAAAATGGGTTGGAATATTCTGTTTATGGATATTCCGAAGACTTAGCAAATGTTTTTGATGATAATTTAAACACAAATCATTCAAATATTATTGGTTGGGCATTTGATGGAAATCCAATTTATGGACCATATGGATATACTGATGGGGATGATATTCAATCTGGTATTTCTCTAATTACTCCTAGTTATTCTTTAGATACATCTTCTGTTGTTGATAGACCAAGTACATCTACATTTGCACCTGGATTTTTTATTGAAGATTATAAGTTTAATGATAGTGGAAATTTAGATGTTCATAATGGAAGATTTTGTAAAACACCAGAATTTCCAAATGGAACTTATGCATATTTTGCAGGTGTTACAACAAGTAATGTTGTAAACAAATTAGTTCCACAATATCCTTATTTTGTTGGAAATAATTTTAAGTCAGAACTTGATGAGGATAATTTATATTTGAATCAGTCATTTGATTTTAATAATTCAAATCTCGTTAGAAATGTATTCCCATATAAACTCGCAGATAAAAATGCGGATTATGATTTCATTGATGAGGGATATGAATCTTTCCCACAGAGAACTTATGTAACTTCGGTATCTAGAGGTTCTGTAGACAACATTAAGATTTTTTCTGGTGGTAAAAATTATAAGATAGGAGATAAAGTCAATTTTGACGAATCCAAAACTGATGGTTCCGGAATATCAGTTGAAGTATCTGAACTTGTTGGTAAAGATATTGAAACTATTGAAACTGAGTTGGATCAATATTCAAATTCAGTTTTTGTTAGAGACAGTCAATTCCAAGTATCTGCATATTTCGAGTATGGATTTGATGTTAATGACAATGAAAACATCCTTGTTAGTGGATTGTCAACATCTATTGTAAATCTTAAAGGAAATCATAGAGCAGGAATTTCTTCAATCACTACTGGTCTTGCGGCAACAATGAGTTCCTATACCACAAGTGGTGGTATAACTGAAGATATTTTTGTTGACCAATCATCAAACATTTCTGTTGGGAGCACTATTGTTATTAGCTCTGTTTCTACTGGAGGAGCTTTAGCAAATGAAACTGTAAGAGTTCTCAATAACTATAATAATGGTGTTATCAAAGTTAAGAGATTTGAAGATACTGGTATTGGGCACAGTCTTAGTAGTAGAGTTAATTTAATTCCTGATAGAATTAAAATTCAAGCAAAAACTCCAAACTTTAAATCGTCTCGTTCTAAATTAGTTTATTTTAATTCGGATAATGCAGTTGGATTTGGAACCACTACTAATGGTGCTATTGAAAAAACTATTACTATTGGTGGTGTAGATAATTTAGTCTCAATCCCAACCAGAACAATTTATGTTCCTAACCATGGATTTAAAACTGGTGAGGAAATTTCATTTAGTATGAATGATAGTGCAGACACTGCTGCCGATGTTCTTATTGTTTCACAAGAATCAACTTCAACCCAGTTTAATTTACCAGAAAATAGATCATCTGTAGCAACAGTATATGCAATTAATAAAGGTCCAGATTATATTGGACTGACTACTACAGTTGGTCTTACAACATTTACCGATGGTCTTTATTTCCGTAGTGGTGGATCAGATAATGCAGAATATTTACTCAAAAATAATCCAACACAACTTACTGGTGACGTTGATAGACTTATCACTACTGTTAGTACTTCTTCAACACATGGATTGAAAAATAATGATGTAATTACTCTTGATGTAAAACCAAATACTATTGTTGGACTGGGAACAACTGCTGCAGCAACTGTGGTTTATAAAGAATCTACAAATTCTTTATTGATTAATCCTGTCGGTATCAATTCTGATGCCATTGATACGTCAACAAATACAATTACTTTGACCAATCATGGATTTGAAACTGGTGATAAGATTTTTTATGAGAGTACAGAAGTTGCATCGGGATTAACAACAGGTGTTTATTATACTATTAGAGATGGTAGAAATACATTCAGACTTGCAGAAACTTTATATGAATCAAATCCAGAAACGGAAAATGTAATTAATATTGTTGGAACAGGAGCAAGTGTTCATACTGTTGGAAAAATAAATCCAAAGATTGATGTCATTAGAAATTCTGATATTCAATTCTTGTTGGGAGATTCTTCTCTGACTGGATATAAGTTTAAGATTTTCTACGATCAAAATTTCAAAAATGAATTCATAACATCGTATGATGATACTAATTTCAATATTGAAGAGATTGGTGTTGCCGGTATTGGAACTGCATCAATAACTTTAAAATATTCGGAAAATATTCCATCTAGACTTTTCTATGCATTAGAAAAGGAAGGATCTGTTATCTCTGCAGATACTGATGTTGAAAATTATTCACAAATTGATTATCAGAAGAGTGAATATAATGGAACTTATGATATTACTGGTGTTACTTCAACATCGTTTAAGATCTCTCCATATAAGTTACCATCCGCATTGAAGTATGTTGTTAAAGATGAGTGTGATGAAGCATCATATAGAACTAAGTCAAATACTGCAACAAGTTCTATCGGAGCAGTTAAAATCATCTCTTCAGGTTTTAATTATAAAATACTGCCAGAGTTTATAGATGTTTCTTCTGAAAATGGAGTAAATGCCAATCTAGTAGCAGTTTCAAAATCAATTGGTAAACTTAATAAGTTTAGAATTGATAATATTGGATATGCATATCCTTCAGATAAAACTTTGAGACCTGAGGCAGCACTTCCCACAAGACTCAATCTTGATAATCTTGACACAGTTTCATCATTTAACATTATAAGTGGTGGATTAAAATATATCACACCACCAAATCTTTTACTGTGGAATGAAACAAATAATTTTGTTGCAGATAATTCTTCATTAAAAGCAATTGTACCAAATACATCTATTTCGGAAATAGAACAAATTGCACGAATTAGTGGTTTAGAATCAGAACCTCATAGAGTAGTTGCAGTAAATAATTCAAATGGTGTTGGAATTAGTTCTATTGTTTCTGGACCTAGTGGAGTTGTAACTTGCACACTAGAAACTCCTATTTTAGGATTCACCACACCTCTTTTTGAAGATGATGATGAAATTTTTGTTGAAGGTATCGAATTAATCGGAACTGATGGTCAAGGATACAATTCTGAAAATTATAACTATAGATTCTTTAAAGTTGATAGTTTTGTCAATTCCAATCCAGCAGTACTTACATTCTCACTTGTGGATGAAGATGGTGTTGGTCTAACAACTAATCCAGGTATTGCAAAAACTAATCAATCTGGATATGCAAATATTATAAACAAAAAAGATTATCCAAATATTGAAGTCATTCAATCTAGATTATCTTTCGAATTAAATGAAACTTTATTCGTTGACAGTGGTTCTGGTTTTGTAGAAACCGACACGTTCGTTTCTCTAGTAAGACCAGATTATATTAAAATAGTTGGACCTCAAGATTTTCAAACTGGGTATAAAATTAAGGGTGAACTTTCAGGAACTATTGCTGAAATAGCATCAATTAGTAAAGATAGAGCTAAATTTACTCTTGACTACTTCTCTAGACAAGATTTTGGATGGAAAGATGATAGGGCTAAATTGAGTGAAGATTATCAGGTAACTCCCGATAATGATTATTATCAAAATCTTTCATATTCTATCAAGAGTTCGATACCATGGTCAGTGATGTCTGGTGCAGTTAATTCTATCATTCACCCTGCAGGTTTAAAGAATTTTGCCGATGTTGGTATTACATCTTCGGTAGACGGTTCAATTGGATTGGCAGGAACTACTACTGCAATAAGTGTTCTTGATATTTTCAATGAGTCTAAAGTTTGGACAATTAATAATTTTGATGTAGCAGTTGATGATGATATTAGAACTACCTCAAATGGTACTGACCAATCTAAATTCCTTAGAATTGGTAATAGAAAGTTAGCAAACTATACTGAATGTAGAACTAATAGAGTTCTTATTCATGATGATATTAGTGGTGAATTTTCTAGTAAAGAATTTTTACAAAACACAGTACAAATTGAAGAAATTGATTTAATTAATACAAATGTCAAATATTTAATTCAAATCGTAAATCCAGAATCTTTAGATGTTCAAGTTTCAGAGTTAATTGCCCAGGTAACAACTCTTGATTCGTGGTTATTTGAAAAAAATCTTGCAGTTTCTGCAGGATTATCTACAAATACTAATCAAAAACTAGGAGAATTTTCTCTTAATGTTCAAAATGAAATTAGAACACTGGTCTTTACACCAGTAGATCCTTTTGATACTGATTTAGATATCAAAATTCTTAAAAAGACATATTCAAACTCTCTTGCAGGAATTGGAACTCAAACCGTTGGTTCGATTGATTTAGTTAACTCAAATGTTATTGGTATTACTAGTGTAGGAACCGCATCTAGTGAAAAACCATTATATAAAATTGATTCTACAGATTTCAATGCTGCTTTCATAAGTTTTGAGATGATTAACAGATTTGATTTGGGAGACTTTGTAAATGTTGAAGCATTTGTCAATTTTGATGGAACAAATACTTATTTAAGTGAATACTACTTTGATTCTAGCAATCTTTCCTATAGTTCTTCAAATGTTGGTATCATAACTGCAGTATATGATGGTGTAGGAATTATTACTGTTAGTGTCAAAAATCCTGATACCGAGGAATCTGTCTATGACGTTCGCTCAAGTATTATTGAGTTTACACAGTCTGGAGCAGATGACACTTATAGATTCTTAAGAACTGGTCAACCTGCAACATCTGAAAGAAGTGCTCTTCTTGACTGTGTATCGGATACTCATATAGGTATTACGACCATTGCAGAATATAATAAGAGCATTATATCTTCAGTTTCATCGATTGTTAGAGTTTCCGTTGGTTCAAGTTCTGCATTGCATCAAGTAACTGCTCTATGTGATGGTTCAGAAGTTACTGTTATTCCTGGAGTATTTGTAGCAACTGCTGGTGCTGCAGGACTGGGTACATTTGGTGGTAAGATCAGAGGTAATGACTTCTTTGTTAACTTCTATCCAGATGATAGTTCTGTAGATTATACAACTCAATCATTTAATGAAGTATTCTATACTTCAAGTGATTTTAGCAATCCACCAGAAACTTTAGTATATAATTCAATTGAACAGGAGTTATTCCTTTCTTCATTTGATGCTATTAACGGATCTAGAGCTAATAAGACTGGATTTGACTTAAAACATGAAGGTGTTTCTATCTATGAAAAAGTTTTTAACCCAGCAGACACAAATGTTCTTGATCCTGCAACAGGAATAATTACAATTAATAATCACTTCTTCAATAGTGGAGAGGAACTGATTTATACTCCAGGATCTACTTTTGTTGGTATTGGGCAAACTGAGGTTGGTATTGGAGAGACTTCAAACTATCTTGGTGTTATTGTAGATCAACTTCCAGAAAGAGTATATCCAATTGTTATCGATGAAAATACGTTCCGATTGGCAACAACTAAAGAATTTGCAAATGCAGGAATTGCAGTAACTTTCACTAACCTTGGTGAAGGTAATGCACACAAACTTGAATTCACTAAGAAATTATCCAAAACAGTTCTTAGTCTTGATGGTATTGTTCAACAACCAATTACATTTACTCCTATTTCACATATTCTTGAAAATAATGGATTCTATAGTGTTGCTGGAGTTGGAACAATTCCTGTAGGTCTTTCAACCTTTAACATTAGTGGTATTTCTTCTATTCAACCAAAAGATTTACTCAAGATTGATGATGAATATATGAAGGTTGTTGAAGTTGGTCTTAGCACTAACGTTGCAGGTGAACTTCTTGGTCCAATTAATGGAATCATTCAGGCAGGTACTGCAGCAACATTTAATACAGTATCTGTTGTTAGAGCATCTGTTGGATCTACTGCTGCTCCACACAATGATGGTGCGAATGTACAAGTATACAGAGGTGCATTTAATATTGTAGGTTCTAAAGCACACTTTACTGATCCTCCTACTGGAAGTGCTAGAACAAGAAGAGATGAAAGTAATCTTCCATTCGTAACTTCAACATTCTCTGGAAGAACTTTCTTAAGATCTAATTATGATACCAATATGGTATTTGATGATATTTCAGATCAATTTACAGGAGTTGGTCAAACTTTCACGATGAAAGTTGGTGGTGCAGACACAACAGGTGTTGATATTGGCAATGGAATATTATTTTTGAATGGTGTTTTCCAAACACCAACTACTATCAATAATCTTGGTAATAACTATAAATTTGAAAACTCAAGTGGTATTTCTAGTGTAATATTCTCCGGTATTACTTCAGAAAATGGTTCTTACATTCAATCCGACTTTGATATTAATCAGAATCAATTACCTAGAGGTGGACTGATTGTTTCTCTTGGTTCAACCCCAGGTCTTGGATATGCACCACTTCTTGGAGCAAAAACACTTGTTGATATTGATGGTAGTGGTCAGATAATTGATATTGTTGGCGTTAATACATTTAGAAATCCTGTCTCTATTTCGACTGCTGCATATGACAAAGTAACTGGTATTATTGAAATAGAAACATCTACTAATCATAATTTGGTTGGTGGTGATAGAGTTCAACTTGTTGGACTTCACTTTACATGCACTCCTGCATATAGTGGAGTTACAACTACTATCTTCCCAGATCATGATCGTTCATTTGATATTGTTAATATTCTTTCAGATACAAAATTAAATGTTCAAGTTGGAACTAGCACTATTACTCACAATTATGTTGGATTTGGTAGTGTATTTAAACACTATAGTCTCAATAACGGATCTGGTTATAGAGATCCAGTTTCTATTGGTGTTAGTGACTTGTCTGGAACCGGTTCTGGTGCAGTAGTTACTGCTCAGGTTGGTGCTGGTGGAACACTCACATTTAGTATTGATTCACCTGGCACTGGTTATGGTAATCCAATATTAGATATACCAGAACCAACATATGAGAATATGGAAGTCGTCGGTGTATCAAGACTTGGAATTGGTGCAACTACAGAAACTGGTAAAAATTTATTAATGAATGTTACAATTGGTGCAGCAAGCACTAATGTTGGTATTGGTTCAACTCTCTTTGAGGTTGAATCCTTCAATATTAGAAGAAATGGGTATGCATTCCAAGTTGGAGACGTATTTAAGGTATCTGGTCTTGTTACAGCATCACATTTGAGTGAACCAATTTCAGACTTTGAACTTGAAGTTGTTGAAACATTTAATGATTCCATGTCTGCATGGTCTTTTGGTGAAATGAACTATATTGATAGTATTGAATCATTCCAAAATGGTTCAAGACAAAGATTCCCACTAATTTATCAAAATGAACTTTTGAGTTTTGAATTAGATCTTAATAATCCACTTTCAAGTCAAATCGACCTAAATGCAGTTTTGATTATCTTTGTTAATGGTGTTCTTCAGCAACCTGGAAGTTCTTACACATTTGAAGGCGGAACATCTTTCGTATTTGATCAAGCACCATCAGAGTCTGATAAAATTGATATTTTCTTCTATCTTGGACAAGATGGTATTGATGTTATTATTGTTGATGTTGATGAAACATTTAAGATTGGTGATGAACTTCTGGTTAAAAAACATCCAAATTTTGTTTTAACAGAAGATCAAGATAGAAATAGAACAATTTTTGATATTTTATCTGCAGATACACTTGAAACTGATCTTTATATTGGTTCAGGAATTAATGAAAATGATTTTAAACCACTTAGTTGGACTAAACAAAAACTTGATAAGTTTGTAAAAGGAGATATTGCTTATAAGACAAGAGACTCTATTGAACCAAGAATATTCCCAACAGCAAAAGTAATTGGTGATATTGATTTAGGAACTAATCAAATTTTTGTTGATAATGCACAATTCTTCACTTACGAAGATCCCAACTATGATACCTCAATTAACTCTTTCGAAGGATTACTTGTAGAAGGAGTAGATCCAGTTTCTGCTGCAATCACAGCAACTGTCGATACTTCTGGATCAATCAGTGCTCTTACAATCAATAATGTTGGTTCTGGTTACTCTGGTACTACACTTGATATTAAATTTACAGCACCTTTAGATATTGGTGTTGGTGTTGGTTCAACTGCTATTGCTACTGCAAATATTGTTAATGGTTCTGTTGATTCTACAACTATTACAAATGTAGGTCTTGGTTATTCTATTACTAATCCTCCCCAAGTAATTGTTGAAGTTCCTAAAGGTAAGCAAGAATTGATTGAACAAATTGTGAATATTGAAGGATTTACAGGTATTATTACTGGAATTAGTACAACTACGGGTAGTGGTGATTGTGGAATGGCTCTTAATATTGATTATGAGCAAATTCAATTTACAAATAATTTCAGTAATATTACTGGTTTAGTTGCAGGATATCCAGTTTACATCTATGACACCTCAGTTGGTCATGGAGTAACTACTGTCGATGGAAATGATAATTCTACCGTTGGTATCGGAACAACGTTCTTAGATGCTGTTTATATGGTGCAATCTGTTTCAAATTCTGGATTTAGTGGTAGGATAACTTGCAATATTCATGGAGACACAAATATTGTTGGTATCGCAACAACTGGAAATTATGATCCACTTAATCCTGATGCCACAATTTCCGTAGGTAAGTTATCCTGGGGAAGACTATATAATGCACTTGATGGTGTAACTAGAACTAATCCAATTTCAATAGGAGTAACTGGTCTCACAATTGATTCTGGATTATCTACATTCCCAACAATTCAAAGAAGAGACTTTGGATTTAAGAGTAGTGGTGCATTGAGGGCATCTACTCCTCCCAATGTAAATAATGCAGACACAAACTCTTCTGGTTATCCTATATTATAAACCCCATATAAATACATAAAAAACATATAAGCAATGTCAGCTATTGTTACCGATCAATTTAGAATTCTGAATGCAGGCAATTTTGTCGAATCGGTCGAAAATACTTCCAACTCTTACTACGTTACTGTAGGATTACCAAATCCAACTATTACTGGATATGGTAGAACTTCAGACTGGAATACTTCTCCGCCAGCACCATTAGATAATCAAAGTAATAATGCACATGCTGGTGATGTTATATTATTTGGTAAAAAAATAACTTCTGCAAACGTTCGACGAATTGTTAGAAGAGTTGATTGGGTTGCTGGAAGTAGATATGAAATCTATAGAGATGACTATAGTATTGCATCTCCTTCACCTTTGACTAATGCGGCAAGATTATTTGATGCAAACTATTATGTATTGAATTCTGATTTTAGAGTTTATATCTGTATAGAGAATGGTTCTAGTGGAACTAATCCAAAAGGAAATGTATCACAAGATGAACCAACATTTACAGATTTGGAACCAACTAGGGCTGGTACTAGTGGTGATGGGTATATTTGGAAATACTTATTTACAGTTTCTCCAAGTGATATTATTAAGTTTGATTCTACAGAATATATTACTTTACCAGACAATTGGTTATTATCATCCGATACTCAAGTTCAAGCAGTAAGAGAATCTGCAAATTCAGATATTAATCTCAATCAAATTAAAACAGTCTATATTGACAAATCTGGTAGTGCCTATTCTACAGGATCGAGTCTAGAAATGGATATTATTGGTGATGGAACTGGTGGAAAGGTTAGGGTTGATGTTGATGGTAATGGTCAAATTACAAATACTGTAGTTACTGCAGGTGGAAAGAATTATTCATATGCTCTTGTAGATCTTGGACCAATTAACTCCAATATAACCGCCAATAGTAGTGCAAAACTTGTACCAATAATTCCTCCCGCTAGAGGACATGGTGACGATATTTATTTGGAGTTAGGTTCTGATAAAGTTTTAATTTATGCTAGATTTGACGATTCAACTAAAGATTTTCCAGTTGATACCAGTTTTGCACAAGTTTCTATTTTAAAAAATCCAACATCAGTTGGAACAAATAATATTTTTACAGGTTCATCTTTCAGTGGATTGAATTCTATAAAATTCTCATCTGTCACTGGAACTCCTCAAATTGGAGAAAAAATTGAACAAACTCTTCTTGGTAATGTAGGAAGAGCATATGGATATATTTCATCTTATGATTCTGAAACAAAGGTGCTTAAATACATTCAAGATCGTTCACTGTATTTCAACCAAACTACCTTAGATCAACAAGATTATGTTGGTATTTCTACTAATGGTAGAAATTATGCTTTCGAATCTAGTGCTAATTTGATCAGAGGGCAAACATCTGGATTTAGTGGTTCTATAGATCTTAATTTCTCTGGTATTACCACAAATCCAACGGGAAGTAAACTTATCAATCTTGGTGTTAACTTTACAGGTGGTATGGCTGTTTCTGAAATAAATAAAGGGTCAGGACAATTAATTTATCTTGATAATAGACCTAGTATTGCTAGGAACTTGAGACAAAAAGAAGACATTAAAATTATACTGGAATTCTAAAAAATGCCACAGAAGACTAACTTAAACGTAAATCCTTATTATGATGATTTTGATAAGGATGATAATTTTTACAAGGTTCTTTTTAAACCTGGATTTCCTGTACAAGCGAGAGAACTGACAGGTCTTCAGTCCATTTTACAGAATCAGGTAGAATCCTTCGGAACACACATGTTCAAAGAAGGTTCTATGGTAATTCCTGGTGGAATTACATGTGATAATGAATTTACAACTATCAAGGTAAATGAAACTCATTTGGGTCTAGATATTAGCATCTATCTTGATGCTCTTGTCAATGCTAATAATGGTAATGGAGTAGAAGTAAGAGGGCAAGATACTAATATAACAGCAACAATTAAAGGTTATGTTCTTCCACCAAATGAAGATGCTGATGAGATTACTCTTTTCGTAAAATATAATGCATCATCAGACGATGGAGAAACTGAATTCTTCGCTAATTCCGAAATATTAATCATTGAGGAAAATGTAACTTATGGAAATACAACTATAAATGCAGGTGATACCATTCTTTCATTAGTTGCAAATGATGCTTCAAATATTGGATATGCTGTAGGAGTTGCTGCTGGTGTTTATTTCTTAAGAGGATATTTTGTAGATGTTCCAGATGCACAGATAGTTCTTGACTTATATGATAATCAACCATCATATAGAGTTGGTTTTGAGGTTTTAGAGGAATTAGTAAATTCAGATCAAGATAGCTCACTGAATGACAATGCAAAAGGATATACAAATTTTGCTGCACCAGGTGCTGACAGATTAAAAATTAGCACCAGATTAACTAAAAAAAGTCTACAAGATTTCCAAGATACTAACTTTATTGAACTTGTAAGGATAAATGAAGGTGAAATTAAAAAGTTAGAAGCAAAGACTGAATATAATTTAATCAAAGATTACTTTGCAAAAAGAACATTTGAAGAATCTGGAAACTATGCTATTGATAATTTTACCGTAGATGTTTTAGATTCTTTAAATAATGAAACTGGTGGCGGTGGACTTTTTGCAGAAAATCAACTCACTGATGAAGGAAATACTCCTAATGAAGACTTGATGTGTATCAAGGTTTCTGCAGGAACTGCATATGTCAAAGGATTTGATGTGGATTTGGTTGGATCAACTATTATTGATGTTCCAAAACCAAGAACTACTCAAACTATTGCAGAGACTAGAGTTCCCTTTTCAATGGGAAGTTTACTTAAGATTAACAATGTTGTTGGTGTTCCATATATTTCTATTGGAACCCAAGAGGGACAAAATAATTTTGATAACGTAATTGAATTATTTGACGAAAGAAGAAATACTGCTACAACTAATGCCGGAACTGGTAGAAAAATTGGTGAGGGTAGAGTTTATTGGTATGGTGTAAGTGACTCAGCATATCAAGGTGCTACAACTTCTTGGGATTTATATCTTTTCGATATTCAGACATATACAGATGTTTACGTATCAAGTGATATAAGCAACAATGATGTAATTCCTCTTGGTTCTTATGTAAGAGGTCTTTCTAGTGGTGCTACAGGATATCTTGATAGTAAGAGAAGTGCTGTATGTATGAGTTTAACACAAACTTCTGGTGTTTTTCAAAGAGGTGAGCAAGTTATTGTTAATGAAATTGAAGAATATACTTTTGGTGTAACTGCAATTGAAGAATTTACTGTAGAGGATATTAAGTCTGTTTATCAAGATTCAACAAATCTTGATTCAAATATACAAAGAGACTTTATTGCAGATACAATTCTATTTGAAAAACGTTTGCCATCCTTTGGTCCCGCTGATAAGTTAATTGTAAGTGGTGGTAATACTGGTAAAGTTCCTGGAAGATTTTTTGCAGGTGTAACTGGAATTAAAACAGGTGCAGTATTAAAATATCAAAATGGGACTGGAACAGATCCAAACTTTAACGTTATTACTGCAATTAATTCTACTGGAGATGAAATAACATTAACAAGTCCAGACAGTGCTGTTACAGGTGTTTGTGATAATACTGTAACTAATGGTGAATCAAACTTCACATTGATGGTTCCAAAAATTTATAATTCACAACAATCTGGTCTTTATTCAGAACTTCCAAGATTAAATGTATCTTCTGTTGATTTATCGAATGCAGAACTAACAATAACAAAACAAGTCACTGGAAAGTCTACTGACGGTAATGGTCAAATTACACTCACAACTACAGATTTCTTAGAAAGTTCTGTTGGTATTAACAGTGTATTTTTTGAAGCATTTGATGCGGAGAGATATTCTATTCATTATTCTGATGGAACTACAGAAGATTTAACTGGTGATCAGTTTACATATGGTCCAACTGAAATTACATTTAAGGGTCTAACACCTAGCCAAAGTAATGTTGTTGTCATTGGAACACTGAAAAAAACTAATATTACTCATAAAACAAATAATTACGTAAAGAGTAATATTATTTCTGTTACAGGAACAAATGGAAAATCACCATCTACTGCAGGTTTAACTACAAGTAAGTTTTATGGATTAAGAATTGAAGATAGAGAAATTTCACTGAATACTGCAGATGTAGTTGATATTGTAGCAGTACATGAATCAACTAATGATCTTGCACCTACTTTAGATGAATTAGGTTTTGCAAGTGGTCTTTCTTTAGATCAAAATGTAATTATCGGTGAAAAAATTGTAGGTCAAGATAGTAGAGCAATTGGTCAAGTTGTAGGGGCATCTGCAAATAGTGTTACATATGTCTCGCTTAATGATAATGATTTTGCAATTGGTGAAGACATTTCATTTAAGAGTTCATCATTAAATCTATTACTCCAATCAACTACATCTGGTAGTTACATTGATAGAACTGATAACTATGCTCTTGATAAGGGGCATAGAAACCAATTTGCAGATTATTCACGTATTAGAAGAAGAGAGGGATTTGCAATTCCTACTAGACAGTTACAAATTGTCTATAATCAATATAGAGTGAGTGCCGGTTCAACAATTGCTGGAGATATTTTTACAGTAAATTCTTATCCTGCTGACAGGTATAAGAACGATATCCCAAGAGTAATCAACAATACTAGAGTAACTGATCTTTTAGATTTTAGACCAAGAGTGACAGATTTTGGTTTTGATGCATCAACAGCAACAATGTCTCCATTCACTTATGATGCAAGAGAATTCTCAACAAATTATAGATTTGTAGTTACACCTGAAGAGACTGCTAGAGTTGGTCTTTCCTACTATCTTCCTAGAGTTGATTTAGTGTCGATCAATCGTCTTGGTCAGGTTGAAGTTATTGAGGGTGAACCTGCAGAAGATCCTCAACAACCTGAACTTGCAGATGATGCAATGGAAATTGCTCTTATTGCATATCCCCCATACCTCTTTAATCCCACTAAGGATCCAGGAATTCTGTTAAGAGATAACAGAAGATTCACGATGAGAGATATTGGAAAACTTGAGGATAGAATTGAAAATCTTGAAGAAACTACTTCTTTAAGTCTTCTTGAAATGAAGGCTGCAACATTAGAAGTTACAGATGCAAATGGACTGAATAGATTTAAGTCAGGATTTATTGTTTCAGACTTTAAAGACAAATCTCTTGCAGATGCACAATATAGCAGAATAGATATCAACTCAGAACAGCAAATGGGTATTTCACCCGTTGAGTTCTGGTCTCTGAATGCAGAACTCGCGTGGGATCCTTCAATTGATGTAGAAAATGATGATCTTGATGCTAATCTTCCATTACTAGATCAAAATATTCAGAAAACTGGAGATTTACTTACGCTTGCATATAAAGAAGTTGATTGGTTAGATCAACCTCATGCCACTAATGTAGAAAATGTAAATCCATTTAATGTTATTGTTTATAGTGGCGGTGTTCAATTAACTCCACCATCTGATAACTGGACTCGTACAATTTATATTAATCATAAGAGAACTGAATCTACGGGTGCTAAGTGGATACAAGAAGCGAAAGTTAGTACAAATACTGATCGAGACATCAAAGTTCAAAGGTATAAAGTAGGTAGGGGTAGATCTGAGAAGAAGGTAAGAAGATTTATTGTTGAAACTACTACAAAAGTTACTACATATAAACCAAAACTTGTAGGACCATCTAGAGAGTTTGATTATGTTGAAAATGTCAAGATTACTAGCACAGTAGATCCATTCATGCGTTCTAGGGAAGTATATTTCCTTGCTAATGGTCTGAAACCAAATACAAAACATTATCATTTCTTAGATAGTCAGCAACCAGATATTATTCCAAAGATTGTTGAGATTGCTATGCAATCCGGAACCTTCAATAGTACAGAGAAGGTTGATATTTTCAAAGGTGGTAAGAAAATTGGTCATATGAGACTGAGACCACCAAATCATAAGTTTGGAAACGAAATTAATCCTCCTGGAACCATATTTGGACCTCCTAGTGAAAATTACAGCATTAATCCATATGAACCTAATGCTGGGGCATTGCCATCAAGTTATTCTGCAACTTCTAGATATATCAATTTTGATCTTAAAAAGTTAGCGGATCAAGAACAGTTTTATGGATATATTGCAAAAGGATGCAAAATTGTAGGTAAAACAAGTGGTGCTGTTGCTAAAGTTCGCAATTTCTCATTAATTAGTGATAATTGGGGTGATATTCAAGCATGTTTCCACTTCCGTGATCCAAATAAGAAACCATCACCAGCAGTAAAAATTAAGAGTGGAACTAAAACGATAAAAATTACTGCTGTTCCTCCTGGAGTAACTCCACTTCCAGGTTCTACAACACAAGCATCTCAAGCTATTGGTAGTTATAGTGGTTCTGGTGTTATCATTACACAAGAACAAACAACTGTTAGTGTTAGAAATCCACCCAAACCAAAGGCAAAACCAACAAAAGTTGAAGTTAATAGGAGAGTACCACATAGAGATCCTCTTGCACAGTCTTTCCTTGTTGATGGTACTGGAATATTCCTTACATCATTTGACTTATTCTTTGCAACAAAAGATCCTAAGAAGAAAGTTTTTATTGAACTTAGAACAGTAGAATTAGGTACTCCTACAAATCTTCTTGTTCAAGATTATACACAGGTTGCATTAAATCCTAGAGATATTAATACTTCTCCTGATGCTTCAATTCCAACAACTGTTAGATTCCCATCACCTGTATATCTTGAGGCAGACAGAGAGTATGCAATTGTTATTCTTTCACCAGCTTCTGATAAAGTTGAGATGTGGACAGCGACTATGGGTGAAAAGACTGTTCAATCAGCAATTCTTCCAAACTCAGAAAATGTTGTTGTTGCTAAGCAATACATTGGTGGTTCTCTGTTTAAATCTCAAAATGGTACAATTTGGACTCCAAGTCAGTATCAAGATTTAACTTTCAAAATTAGAAAAGCAGAGTTTGTTGATAGTGGAACATTAATTGCATATAATACAGGTATCGGACCTAAGGGTTCTAATGCTTCTGATCTTCCCAAGAATCCAGTTGAACTTCTTCCAAGAAAATTAAAGGTAAAATGTGAAGGTTCAACTGCTGCTGATAGTACAGACTTTGCTCCTGGAACAATGGTCGCAGTTACTGGTAATGATGATTTATACGGATTCATTGAAAAAGTTGGTGGTGGTCTATTAACAGGTACAAATTCTGGAGAAATTGCAAATCCTGGTATTGGATACAGTGCTAGTGTAGATCCAGATTTAGTAAGTCTTTTCAATATTACTGGTAATGGTAGTGGAGCAACTGCTCAAGTAACAACAAATGCGAGTGGTGAAGTTACTCAAATTAATATTATTAATGTTGGTGAAGGGTATTCTTCTGGAGATTTGTTAGGAATCACAACGGCAAGTATTCAAAAGGGAACTGGTGCAATTTTTGCAGTTAACAACAT